CTAAAGGTTGCGAATCACTTACTTTCCAAGTCTGTGATGGCTTCCTTTGAGAAAATACAGTTCTATAGATAGGGGTGACTCTCATTATCCGTTTGCAAGTCCACCAGAAGATGGGTATTCTTCTGCAACAAAGTTTTCATCCCAACCAAATGCTTCTCTTATTACGTTTGCAGACAATCCCTTATAGATTTGATGTAACTTTTTATCTTTTACATTAACAAGAAGTTGTGCTTCATCTTTATGCAAACCCTCTAACATCTGAAAGAACATTTTTTCTTTTTGAACTTTTTGTGTTCTACCATCTGCACCTTTGATAAAGTGCCATAACTTCTTTGACTCTTGTAAAAGTAAAGTATGTTCAGTACCAGCTGGTGCATCATTAGGAGTGTAAGGAACTTCTCCGTCTGGAAATACCCATTCTATTTTTGGATCGTATGCAGCTTTCATAAGCATCTTTAATCCGTCTGATTTATATTGTCTAAGAATATCAACTTTTTTATCCTTAGTTTTTGCTTTATGTACTTTGTCTAATATCTCTGAAAAGAGTGGGTAGTATGTTTCTTGCATTTAAAATTCTCCAATTTCATTAGTAAGATTTTTCAATCTTGATTGTATAAAATAATTTAATAATTTACTTCTATCACCACAAGGCGCCTCTTTGAACTCATACAATATTTCCTTTTCTAGCTCAATAGGAATATTGTCTAAGTTAATCAGTTTATCGTTTCTTTGGTAATTTCTTTTGACTTCATCTTGCAAATCATCTATATCAATATCCAACCAATTTTCAATCTTCTTTCTTCCTAAAGGTCTTTGTCTTATACCATCTACGAAAGTATTATCTGGCGATAGAACATTAGGTACTCCATCACTAGTGTCGCCTTTAAGTATGTGTTCTTTTATATAGGTGGTTGGATTATGGTCATTCACATACTTCTTGAGTATTGGTGAATACTGTTTTACTTTAGGGTATTTGTGTAACTGAATAAAATCTTTATCACCAGATATAATCATAATCTTTTCGTCTTGATTACTTTTACATAGAGTTGCAATAATATCATCAGCCTCTGCACCATACACTTCTAAGTATTTGTATGGTAGATTATTTTTGAACTCTGCTTTGATTTTATTCAGAACTCCAAAGATTGTATCCCAATCTTTATTATCCTTTTCTCTACCTCTTTTTCGCATAGCTTTATAGTTAGGAAAGTATTCTCGCCTCCAATAATGTTTGGAGTCATAAGTAAGAACAACTTCTCCATAGTCTTTAGTAAACTGTGTTCTGTATAAACGAATAGAGTTAAGTATCATATGTCTTACCATACCCTCGTCTACTTCGTTACTTTTTCTCATATTCATATCCATCATCAGACTAGCTAATGTGATTTGATTCATATCAATTATTATCATTATTTATTCTTCATCTTTTTTATCAGTTATAGTAGTTACAGCCTTTATCTTCTGTATCATTTCTTTTAATTTTTCATGGTCAAATGTGGCATAAGTATCTTCGACAGATTCAGTCTTAGTTGACATCATAGTTTGTATAAAGAGTTGCATAGGGTGTTTGTATCCTAAATGTCTAAACATCATTGACTTTATAACTTCATTCATAAATCCAATCTCTTGGACAAACTCATTAGTTTTTATATCAACACCATTTTCTGCAAGATTATGAATCATAGGTATCATAACAGTTTCAGCAACATCATCAGAAAACAACATATCTTGTTCTAGTTGATCTGTCTGTGCCTGACTAATGACCTTTGACCTTTTCCAAGGCCCCTTTACAACATTACCTTTATCTACCCCTTTGGAGTTATCGTCTGCCATTTAATCCTCTTTTCTTGGTATGCACCATATCTATCGTCACAGTAATCACCATGTCTTAGATAGTATTGTAAGTTACGAATATAACCCTCACAACTAGAAACTTGTGCGGCTGCACCTTTTATATCTCTGCGAACAGAATGTCTGTATTCTGTGAGTTGTTCCTTTTGATTCTTAATCCAACTCTGAATATTCTTTACTGACAACATATCCTCATCTGATCTTGCAAGTACACTATGATGAATAGAACTAGTCTTTGCTGGTGGTCTTGCAGCTCTCGCTTTTGCAAGTCTTTCACAAGCAGCTTGTTTTTGTTCCTCTGTCATAGGTTTACGTTTTTTCTTAACCATTAGGCCATTTTCCTTCTTCTTTAAGTTTATCGATTTTCTTTAACCATCTTCTACGACCAGCAGCTTTCTCTAATCTTCTTCTTTCACTCCTAGTCTTGTGTCCAACTCTTTCTCGCATTTCGTTGAAGATGCCTTCTTCTTGCATACGTTTCTTTAGAACTCGCATTGCACCATTGATGTCATCTCCACGAACTGAAACAGTCAGACCTTGCTTTTCTCGTTCTTTCCTCATTATAGCATCTTACTTGTTATAGTATTCAATTTAGGAGTCTTGATTACTCTTGTCTTTTTTTCAGTAATCTTATTTACTTCCTTTTCAATATTACTCATAGAAGAATTTTGGTCTTCTTTCTTAGATTTATTTACCTCGTTCTGCAATTCCTTAAAAGCATTTGTAGATTTAATCTTAGAATAAACTAACCTATCTTTCATCATACGATTCATGATAATCTTACGAGCTTCTGCATCAGAGTACTCAAGTAATACAAATGCACGAAACTGTGTTCCACTTGGAAATACTTCTATTTCTTTAGGATTATAACCAGCAACATCAACAGATGCAATTACGTTCTTGACTACCTTTTCAACTTCAGACATTGTAGTTGCAGATACATCTTCATCTGTTCCTAACCTTGTCATAAAAGTTTTCATCATACCATCAAGTTTACCATTGATTCTATCTGCAAGTGTATACTTTGCATTGAGTGTCGCCATATCAACAGACAATTGTAAGTCTGGTGAAGATGCAGAACCAACAGAATAAATTGCATTATCCTTTTTTGGTAATGACTTATACCATTTAGGTATATTAGAAGTTGCAGCTGCAACCTTTTCTGTTTTATACTTAATCATTGGTGTATTGATTACACCCAATGGACTTGGATTTTTTGCACAAGCACCTAATCCTACTAATAGTGCGATTGCACCTACTCCGTAATATTTCATTATTTTACCTCTTTCAAAGATTTTACTATTTCGTCACGAGCACCACTATCTAGAAAAACTTCTTTTGAGGTGGTTGCGATTTGAGGGTAGTATGTGACTAAGACTACACCCAATACAATTCCAATTAATATTTTAAACACTTATATCTCCATCATTTAATTACTATTATATATCAATTTTGTGAAAAAGTCAAGACCTTTTTCATTATTATAAAAATTACCATTTACATAGTCTGTATGAGATACTACACGAGGCCTTACTCTTTTCACTTCTGTATATGTATTTGGTGGTAGAACAATAATTGGTTTGGATTCTTTACAGACATATTCTGTTTTTGCACTAAGGATAACATTGTTATCATCTAAGATAATATTCTGTACATACTTACAATCTTTTGCAAATGAAGCTGTACTCATCAACACAGCAACCGAAGTTGCAATCATAATATTTTTCATTTATTCCTCTATTAACTCTACTTCAATTTGATTATTATGAATTTTCTGCAATCTTGTCAATTCAGAAATAGTTTGGGAAACAGTATTTACCCAAAATTCAATTTCCCCATCTGGGTAAGTAACTTTAAAATTATATCTATCTTTCATTAAGTAATATCCATCTGTTGTGAAATATAATCTGATGCAATATCACCAGCCATAGAGTTCTTAAAAAACTTAGTGGCATTTTCTGCAACATTATCAAAATCAAACTGTCCGTCTAACATTACATCATTAACCCATTCTTCAACATCCATAATATAATTCTTTAATTTCATAATTTTTCTCTTTCTCTTTATTGTTTATACTAATAGTATATCAACAAAAGTAGGGTTTGTCAACCCCTATTGTAAGTCCTTGATTTTGTTGACTTTTTTTAACTCTAAATTTTCTAAAAAGAAATCCATGTAAAGTGATTCGTTTATTATGGCATAGTCTTCCATTCCACCATGAAGTTTAACATGAGTGTATACTTGTTTGTGAGAGTGTTTCTTTATCATTTCTATCCACCAATCCATAGGTTTCAATGTACAATGTGCATTATCTCCATTTGGTAATACTGCAATAGCTGGGTCTGTTGCAATACCAAGAAACACAAACTTCTTTGCAACTTTAGTTATCTGATGTATTGTTTCTGGAATTTCATGTTCTGGTATATGTTCTAATACATCAAATGACATAACTCCGTCAAATTTACCTTTAGGAAAGTTTTCGTACTCTGGGATTGCTGGGTCATACAAAGATGGCATTATACCCCAATGTTTGTGGTGTTTGTATTCTTTATAACCCTCAGCTTTACCACAACCATAATCTAATAAACTTTCTGATTTAGTGTCTTGTACTAAATCTACTATGTGTTGT